CTCACATCCCACCATCTTTATTTATGTATGGTAAAAGTGGTAATGGTAAGAGCACTATAAGCTATATCATTGCTAAGCATCTAAGCCTAGCAGGGTATAAGGTTAAGTACGTACATCATCATCATGCTTTTCAAAAAGAAAAAAAGAGCTGGGGTACTAATGATAGTTTCTTAGATTCTATGCTAGATAATGTGGATGTGCTTTTACTAGATGAATTCGGGGGCCTAGGCGGGCGCTCTAATTATAGTGAATGGTTTACTACTACCACCATTGAGATGATAGGTATCATGTATGAGAAGTATAGGGCAGGTCAGCTAAGCATTATCTTAACTAGCAATCTAACACCTAAGCAAATATTCACTAAGCTTTTAGACCGTAACGAGATGGCGCTTAGTAGGCTTCAAAATATCTTTGGTAATCCATTGCACATGGTGGGCCCAGATAGGCGGGCTAAAGGTCAAGATGTCTCTAAATGGATATGATCTTTATATCATGCTTTTTAAGGTAGTCTAAGCCATCCCTACCATATTTACTATCTGCGCTAATCACTACCACTTTAAAGCCTGCGTGATGGATAAGGCGGGCACATGCTAAACAGGGGTTAGTACTAATCACCATGGTACACCCTTCTAAAGCTATGCCCGCACGGGCCGCATTAGCTATGGCGTTTTGTTCTGCGTGATGACATCCCCACTCTATGCGCGTGCCACTCTCGATGTGATATCTATCTCTATCACAAGCATCTCCACCGCATAGTAAACCCACCGCTTTACGAGGTGCGCCATTGAAGCCCGCACTTATGGGGTTATTGTTTGCATCAATTATGAAGGCGCCTACTTTACCACGGGGGCAAGGTGACATGGTAGCAAATAACTTAGCATGTTCTAGCCAATGTCTACACCATTTAAGAAGCATTGTTTTTATCCTGTTCTTGTGTGGGTATTGTGCAATCATGTATTTTATTTCCTAGCTCTGTAAATCCTAAAAGATGCACAACCTCACTAACAGGGTGAGCAATAATATTATGTATAGTCCACTTAAATTTATTTGGTAATTTATCAATTATAGTTTTCATAGGCACACATCCATAATAAAGCTAAAACTCTCATCACTTTCTACCAGGGCTTTGATAGCCTGCGCATAATATCTAATCTCTGCCTGGGCATCTTTTGCTAGTCTTAATTGTAAGAAGTGTATCACAGCATGTAGACTAGCGGACCAATAGCACTCAGTGAATTGAGCCAGGGGCAATATCATGCGGGCTTGCTCACGTGCTACACCTTGCTTAAGCATCTCTTTATAGGTAGCATAAGCATAGTTACAAGCTGACAAGTACAAGTCTGTAATCTCATCTTGATTATCTATAGGCCCCCCGCTGCCCTGCTTAACATCCCTAATGCTTGCGCGCCACACATCAGGGCAATGTATAGAGTGATCTAGCTTTACATAGCGCCCGCTTATTTCATTCCATGAGCACCCCACTTGGTGCTTTTGCCATTGACGAATCACAAAGATAGGGGCTTTAATGTGGAATGTGAAGAAGGCATGCCTAAATGGTGACGTGTGTTTATGCGTCCACAGGTATTTAATTAAGCTCTTATCCTTATCACTAAGGCCACCTTCTATGCGCCTGCCAAAGCTCACCCGCGCAGCATTAACCACGCTGGCAGCACTGCCCATAGTATCTACTAGCTCTACAAAGCCAAAGTCGTTTATATGTTTTTTCATAACTTCCTCTTGAATAAGTTATTTTAATTTATTATAAGTAACATTATGAGGTGATATATGTCTAGTAATAAAACACAAGTAACTGTTTCTCTATTCTCTGAACAAGTAGAATATTTAGACAGCATAGCAAGCGCGCAATACATAAGCAGGGGGCAAGCTGTTAGGCAAATCATTAAAGAGATGATGGCCACAGGGGTACCTACTAACTTGTCATTAAATGAGCGGGTGACTTATTTAGAGAATGAGCGCAATAAACTTTTTAACTCTATAAGAGATCTTGATTATCAGATCACTACTATTAAGGGGCAACTCGATGCTTAATAAAATAATGTTGATAGGTAATGTGGGTGGCGACCCTGAGCAGTCAGCTAGCTATGGTAAGCTAGTCACATTTAGCCTAGCCACTACAGAGTATAATAAAGATAAGTCAAGTGGTGAGTTTAAAGAGCTTACTACCTGGCATAAAATTAAATGCTTTGGCTATGTAGCTGAGAAGGCACTTAAGCTGGGTAAAGGTTCTAAAGTTTACATTGAAGGTAAATTCAGAAGTGAGACTTATGAGAACAAAGAGGGTAAAAAGGTCACTACACATCATGTGCTATGTGATAAGATAGTGCCTTTAACCAAGGTGGCAACGGCTAAAGAGACATGGAATAATAACATGGAAAAAAAGCCAGAGTTAGACTTAGATGATGGGGGCTTCATTCCATGGGATTAGATAACAAAGCATTAGAAGGACTAGCTAGGCGTGAGGCAGCTAGTTCTAGAGAAGACTTGAGTATAACGCGCACATATAAACGTACTAAGTATTGTGCAGAGATAGTGGATGCTATTTGTGATGGGCTAGTGGCTGGGCTATCCATTAAAGCAGTATGTGGGATTGTTAACATTAGTGAGCAAACTTACTATAATTGGATTAAGAAATACCCAGATTTTGAAGAGGCCGTTAATAGTACCCGCCCAGCTTTTGAGGCACAGATGCTAGAAATCATTAAACAGCAAGCGCATGATGACTGGCGCGCGGCAGCTTGGATATTAAAGCATAGATATCCTAAGGAATGGGGAGACCGCAGAGAATTAGATTTAAATGTCAATAGGACAGATGGTACTGAGCAAGTACTGTCATTCATCAAACAAGCACAAGAGAAACTAAAAAGCCCAGCTAATAATAGCTAGGCAATTCAGTAACTAACACAACTCTATTAAGAGTAGAAAGAAAACTAACATGAATCAAATATTAAGTAAAGAAGATTTAGAAGCGCGCGCCCTAAATGTCAATATCCATAATCATTGTATGTTTTTATTTGCATCAATGCTTAAACGTTGCCACATGGGTAACTACTATAGGCAGCGTAATGCTTTTAAGTTTAGAGAGTCAGAAGGTAATGAACTGCCCATATGTGATGCTGTATACTCAGATGATTATGAGCAAGTGCTAGTCATTGAGGTTAAAACACGATTAATAAGGGGCAGCCAGGTAGATGTTAATGAGTCTATCAAGGTGGCCATTCTTAAAGAGCTCAAACCTATGCTCTATAGTAATTACTTTATAGTGCCCGTCTTTATGTATACGACAGATCAAAGGGATATGTTTAGCTTTAGAGATGCCAAGGTCATGATATATTATGGTAATGATATAAAGCGCATATGGACTGAGCCACGTACACTAGCATCATATTATGAGGATATTAAAGACAGTGGTAGCATTCATGATTTATTTAATAATCTAGGCAGGCCACAGCCTACCACATTACCTAGTGAGCCTCGATGTGTTAAACTTGAAGTTTTAACGTCTACACCTGCAAAAAAAACCATTGAGCGCCCTAAGGTTTCTAGATGGTATAAGCATAGATACTTCTTTGTAAGATATGATCAAAAGCTGCTAATGGGCTTTGAGCATTTAATGGATATTATTTTAGACTCAGGGTATGCAAGTGGCCAGCGTCCACAGCAAATAATAGAGGCCTCACTTTCTCAGATGGTAGCAACGGGCGCACTAAGTCTAGTGGTAGAGTATCAAGGTGATATGATAGAACTAAATCAAGACATGATACATACGCTTAATTATGATGCAAGGATAGTGCACAGATTTAGCGCAGAGGGTCTAGAGGCTTTGAGGGAGTCAGACAAGCTTATTATATTTATGAATGAGAAAAGCATCTCTAATAAAGCAGAGTTTAAAAAGTTCAATGAATATATGGATAGTATAGAGAGTGAGAAATAAATGAAGATACCACGTAATAAAAGATTTAAACACATTGCCAAGTATTGTGTAGATAACCATCTCTATTTTAGGGGTATTGATGATCTATGTGATTTTATAATTAGTTTAGAGGTATGGGATAATGTTACACCATCTAAATTAAGAGATACACTATATAGGGCTAGCCATCAGGGCTTAATAGTTTTGACTGCTAGCAAGGTGCCTAACGATATGAATGAATCTAGTTTTTTATCTATGAGTCATTTGTATCATATCCCACGGGGCTTTAAGATACTTCAGGATAAATATGGGTGGGATTTATTAGACCCCGTACCATCACTAAATAAGATACGTCAATTTGATTATTTAACAATGAACAAAACAGCATTATCAGATGCTACATTTTATTTTATGAGTGATGAGACTAGCTATAAAATGTTTAAGCAGTGGGCAGATGTTATACATGATAAGCGTAGGTTAGAGCGTGGTAATACTGAACGAACTACAACTATCTATCATTAGCGCCATCTTGCGTGAGGATAAAGTTATTAGCGCCCGCTGTGGCTGGGGTAGTGGCAAGACATCCGCTTTAGTATTCTCACTACTCACAGTGGCTAAGATGCGCCCAGGCACAAGCTCGCTTATAGTGACAGATACCACGCCCCGCTATAACTCAGTGTTAATGCCTGAAATAGAGAAGTGGTTAGCCCCTTTAGGCTGGGCATATAATCATACTAATAAAGTGTGGACAGATACACACACGGGGTCTAGCGTGTGGTGTAGGTCCTACTATAGACCTGGCACACGTGAGGCTACCCATAACCCATTAGAAGGGCTTAACGTCACAAGCGGGGTAGTGTTTATAGATGAATGCCAAACACTCACAGCTGAGGTGGCATATAAGGCCTTAGGCCGCCTGCGTAGCGGTCCTAGTCCTATCATGGTTTTAGTAGGCTTGCCCGTTATTGATGCCTGGTGGTGTAAGCTAGCTGAGCAAGCTGATTGCGTGCCCTTGCTGTTTACATCCTATGTGAATCAAGATAATCTATCCGATGAGTGGTTTAAGGCTACTGAGCTTTTACCAGATGATGAGCGTGAGGCCATGGTACTAAATAAACCTAAGCCACCTAGTGGGCTTGTGTATTCTGAGTTTAACCCTGAGCGCCACGTTATAGATGACTTTAAGTATAGGGCATCGATGAGCGGGCGCATAGCTATAGACTGGGGATTTAGAAAGCCATCTGTATTAGTAATAGTTTATGATGAAGTAAGGCAAGCATCTATAGTGGTACATGAGTTTAACCCTCAAGAAGTAACTATAGAACAGCTTAGCACTATGATCTTACAGGTCGCATGGCCACGGTCTATGCAAGCAAGCGCGCCAGGTAAAAGGATATGGATTGATACGGGCGTAGCTGATAAAGCGGGGCGGGCTAGGTCAGATCATACGGGGCTTAGTGCATTTAGGCTTATACGTAAAACACCTAGTGAAGGTGGCATAGGCTTGCCCCTGCGCTCTACCACTGACCCAGTTAGAATAGATATCCTCAATGGCGTGCAAAGATTAAAGCGCGCATTCAATAGTAATAAGTATCTCATCACACGTGAGGTATGGGAGCGTGGCGAGCGGGCGCAAGGTAATAGTTTAAGGAAAGCATTACTAAGCTACGCATGGGATACTAAAGAGCAACCTAAGAAAGATGGGCGTGAGGATCCTTTAGACGCACTGCGCTATGATTGTATCTTCCATCACTGGACAGAATCCCACCGCAGCTATACACCACGGGCTAAGCGCATCAATAAAGATGTTAAGGTAGGCTCTGCTAAAACAAGGAGCTTTTAATATGATAATACATGGTGATAGCTTGCATGAGCTCACTAAGCTAGATGATAACTCTATAGATGCTGTGGTGAGTGACCCGCCTTATGGCTTATCTAATATCTCACATAGTGCTTTGATGTCATGCCTTAAAGAGTGGGCACTAGGTAACTATAGTTACTTACCTGCGGCTAAAGGCTTCATGGGTAAATCATGGGATGGCTTTGTGCCACCGCCTGCCTTATGGCGTGAGGTGTATAGGGTAATGAAGCCAGGGGCACATGCTCTAATCTTTGCGGGGTCACGTACTCAGGACTTAATGGGGCTATCTTTGAGGGTTGCGGGCTTTGAGATTAGAGATATTTTACAGTGGCTATATGGTAGCGGGTTTCCTAAGTCTCATGATGTTAGTAAGGCTATTGATAAAGTTAAGGGGGCTAAACGTGAGATAATCGGATATTCAAAAAGTGGGCTTCATAGAGGGACGGGTCATACAGTGGCATATGGAATTGGCAATTCAAGGCAATCAAGTTTTATAACTGCCCCCGCCTCACCACAGGCTAAGCAGTGGGATGGATGGGGCACAGCATTAAAGCCCGCTTATGAGCCTATTCTTTTAGTGCGTAAGCCACTTATAGGCAGTGTAGCTGAGAATGTTTTAAAGCATGGTACGGGGGGCATAAATATAGATGCTTGTAGAATAGATAGCAGTGATAGTTTAGCTCGCATAAATAAAATAGATAATGGAATGTTAGGGGTAGGTAATGGCTTAAACTCACAAGCATTAAGAGTGGCACAGGGCTTAGATGAGCTGGGCCGCTATCCTAGCAATGTTATACTAGATGAGCGTGCAAGCAACCTGCTAGATATTCAAGCCCCTAGTGTAAACAGATTCTTTTATTGTGCCAAGGCGCAACCTAAAGAACGTGAAGCGGGGCTAGATGGGCTTAGAAAAAAAACAAGTGCAGAGCTTACAGGCAGAAAAGAGGGGGCGGCGGGCTTAGTTATGAAACATAGAGATGGTAGTGAGAAAGCTAACCCCTACGCAGGTATAAGCGGACAGCAACCTAAATCCAACATTCATCCCACCGTTAAGCCTATTGAGCTAATGAAGTACTTATGTAAGCTAATCACCCCGCCAGGTGGCACAATCTTAGAGCCATTCTTAGGCAGTGGTACCACGGCCATAGCAGCTAACTTGCTAGGCTTTGAGTGTATAGGCATAGAGCGTGAGTTAGAATATGTTAAGGTGGCAGAGGCTAGGCTTAAGTATTGGACGCTAAACTATGAGCCCATTTATAGTGATGTCAAAGAAGATAAACAAGATACACAACTAGAGTTATTTTAATGAATGATGAAATACTAAAACTATATGAAAACAAGTTCATGTTTAAGCAGGCCATGCGCTTAGCCAAAGATGTAGATAGGGCACATGATCTAGTACAAGATACTATGATAAGGCTCATGGATAATGCGAATAAGTACACAGCTAGCCAAGGCACGCCCACTGGGTTTGTGTTAGTGGTTATGAGACGCATACATTTAAATAATGTTAGGCGGGTGGGCATCATCAATAGGGGCTTAGAAACATATGCGGCTAGGCAAGATAACCCCACGCATGATGCTACAGACTATGTATATTGTAGGCAGCTAATCAAGCGCAGTAAATATAGAGAGATACTTAAGCATAAGGCGCTGGGCTATACTACTCAAGATA